GTCGTACACGATCGTCACGGTGAACGAGTCGAAGGACCCGCGCACCACGCGCAGCACAGCCTGCCCGTCTGTTTTGGGTATCTGGGCCACGGCGTCGTCGCTGTACATATACACGAACGTACCCAACGTACGCACCAGAAGGTAAATCCGGTCGCCGGGGTTCATGCGCGCAGCAGACTCGGCATCGTACAGCAGGTCCATGTGGTAGGCGTCTGCGGCCATGTAGGGCAGGGCGCGGCGGCAGATAGCAGCAAACGCGTTGCGGAAGGCGTTGTCTGTCTGGATAGCGGCGCGGGTGATCTTGGTGTTGGTTGTCATGGTCTGGTTCCTTTATTATGTGTTTCGCATAACGCGCAACGCCTAATGCGTTGCGGCGCTGTCGCCCGGCCATGCAGGCTCAAAGCACAGGTCTACGTCGTAGCAGTCGCAGGCCAGCACGCCGTACTCGGCGGCGTCATGGTAGCGGGCGAAGTGGGTGTCGTCGGCGATGGTCCCGACATGGAACAGTCCGAGGTTCGTGTAGGTGTCGCGTACCCATCGCTGGAACGCGGTGTATTCGGTGCCGTCGAGGCCAGTCGGGTCGTCGTTTACAATGGCCGGAAGCCAGTGGGCAGGCAGCGATAAGGTGAGTGTGTCGAATGTCATGGTGCCGTCTCCTTGGGGTTATGCGGTTCGCATAATTGCGAGCGCCGTGTTGCGGGTCGTTGTGTTCCTTGCACCGCGCGGGGTGTCAGTCCGCATGATGCACTCTTTTGTTGAACGCCTGCCTTATAGGTTCGTTGAGGTGATCGCTCACGCGATACACCATGCCCGTGTTTCGGGTTCTTACCGCGCCGTGTCGTCCGTAAATCCGGTAGGCCGCAAGAGGCACAAGGCTTGTCTCGGGCACGGGCTGGAACAACAGCACAACGCAAGAGGCGTCGCACCGTCTAAGGATCAGCGGGATGGTTCATCACCCCGACGCGGTAGAGTAGCAGGTCGTCTAGCATTATCGGATCATTATGCGGAACACATAACGAAACCTAGCGGGTAGTGTCTAACAATGTCAAAGAGCAGCCAAGCCGATGTGGTAGGCGGTAACAGTCTATAGAATACAACAAGTTGGCTCGTATGTCAATATTAGGTGAAAACATATTTTACGAGCGAAACGACGTCGGGGTGCGGGGGCATTGCCGGAACTGGTGCAGGGGGTAGGCGGCGATAGCCCCATGATATCATGGGCTTGGCGGTAAAATAGACTGCGTATTATGCGCTCCGCATAACGGCCGAGGGTCGGCACCCTAATGTTCGCAATGTTCTGTAAGGCACCGAACAAATTAACCCATTGAAATATAAGGATAAAATTAGAGAGAAAAGGCAAGAAAAACAGGGTATATATAAAGTAAGTTATTGAAACTCTTATATAAACCCTTCGGGTATTTGGGGCATCTGTGCTAAGTCCTTGTTTTTGCAGTAATGTTCGTTTTGTTCTCAAAGAACGCATTTTCTACGGTTTAATCGTTTTTATTTTCCGTTTTTGTCTGTGTAGAAATGGTTGTACAGGAGATTTAAAATGGATTTAGGTAGTGATACCTTCTGGGGACCGAACAAATTGAACATCTCGAGATTATCGTGTGTTATCAATGGCTTGCGCGTTCTTTTTGGGCAAAAAAATACAGAACATTACGAACATTAGCCTATATCAATGACTTAGCCTCACAATTAACAGTCTATTTCACCTTTTGCGCCCTCCAAAAACGCCATATATACAGTCTATATTCCGCGTAACCTGTTGTTATTCGGTAATGTTCTGTAAATACGCTTCCCGCTGCGATATATAACTGGTACAACACGTTATATGGAACACATAACGGAAAGTGGGTTTTCCGCCCCATAAAAATAGACAGTACAATATAGACTGTGTATAATAGACAGCGAATAATAGACAGGCTATTGACGGCAGCATAAATAGACAGTAGAAAATAGACAGTAGAAAATAGACAGGAGAAAATAGACATGGCTAATCCCGACGACCTGAAGCAGCGCCTTCGCGCCTCCTACGGCACATCGTGTTACCTATGCGGCGCGCAGCGCCCGAAGCTAGACGACGTGCTGGTGCTGTTGTTCAACCCGATCCGCGACACCGTAGAGACCGAAGACAACACGTATCTGTGTTGCAAGACCTGCGCCCCCAAGATACGGAACCGGCCCCTTGGTGCCTATGCTACCGAACAGCGGGCGCGTGCCGTGGCCGAAGCCGCGCGGCTGGCCCAGATAGAGTTGTGGCATGGTGTAGGTCAGCGGCGCAGCCCGCTACCCGACAGGCGCGTGGTGCCTACCGAGGAGCCCCGGCTGATGGACAAGTACGGTGCCGAAGACTTCGCCGACATGCTGTCGTCCGCCAAAGCATCTGGCCTGCAAAAAGTCGTGGTTATGCCTATCTACGCCGAGGCCCATAGCATCGACACCCCAACGTCTAACAGGGCAGTTCGGTTCTTCGAGCTGATCCATGCCACTTACACCGCGACGCTACCAAGTCGTTATGTGTAGCGCATAACGGCCCGCGCTTCCCGCTGCGATATGTAACTGGTACAGCGCGTTATGCGTAACGCATAACGGCCCGCGCTTCCCGCCGGGCTATGCGCTTCCCGCTGCGATATGTAACTGGTATAAAGCCCCGCGCCGCGCGGTGGCGGCGGCGACGCGAAAATCCGGACACAAAAAAGCCCCGCAACCTTTCGGCTGCGGGGCTGGTCGTTTTACTTGGCAAGGTCAAGGATTCGCTGGAACGTGGCCAACATTTCGGCGTGGTCAAATTTCGCGGTTGGCGCTTCCGCGTCGCGATCCGTCGAAACCGCTTTTTTCAGCTTGGCGATTTCATCCTTGATACGATCGCTTATTTCGCGTGGTGCATTTGCCTTGGCGCCGTTCTTATCGGTGGATCCACCTTCCTTTAGAAACAAGGCAAACGCGTTTTGCATGTTAACAATCTTGGCCGGGATCCGTCGCGACCATTCCGTTTTTGTCAGCGTCACGCCGTCCGCTTTAATTGCCTTGGCCCCGGCAACGTCAGCGTCGCGCAATGCGGCGGTAACGGCGGCGGGAAGCGATGATTGCGCCAAGAATTTAAGCGATTGGTATCGGTCCGCGCGGCCCGCTTCCTTGGCTGTCTTCTCTTTGAAATCCGTCGAAAGCTGAATCCCATCGGCGACGAATGCCTTGCCCAAAGCGGTACGCTTGGCAATCAGCGTGTCGTCTGCTTTGAAGTAAGCAGCAGCAGCAGCAATCAACGCGGGCGATACGATATTATTTTTAGGGGTGGTCATGATATTTTCCCTTTCGAGGAATGGCCAACGGCGCTTGATTGCCCGTTGATTCCTAATGTATAGCACGATATAACGCGCCTGTCCGGGTTTCACCCCGTTTTACGCGGCTTTTACCGTTATATGAACCGCATAACGGGGCGTTTGGGCGGATTAGGCGGTATGGCGACCCCCACCTAGGGGCATCCCCCCCTAAGGCGGGCGGGGCGGCGCCGCTCTATACATACTATTCCCCGCAAACGACGCCATATCCTGACTGTTTTTGTATGTTTTACCCACAAAATAGACCCCCCACCCCCTATTGTTTTGTGTACCCAACGTGTTGTACCCACCCCCTTCAGCAGAAAATACGTCAGAATGGGTCCCCCGTTTACAAAAGACCCCCCGGTGCATTACAATGTGGGTATCGGCGTGTTATGCGCTGCAACGCAGGAAACATCAGCCATGTCGCTGCACCTTAATATAGACGCGGACATTCCCGTACCCAGCAAAGATGACCTTGTAGGGCAGCGAGACCTTATACAGACGGCGCGGGCGGCCGCAAACGCGGCCCGTATGCTTTCCGACCACGGGCTCGAGCTGGAGGCTACCGAGCAGGATATGCAGGTAGCGGCCGCGCTGGCCACCCAGTATGCCAAAGACCCAATGGCTACATCGTCCGCCGCTACACCGGCACGCATGGCCAAGCTCACACCGGCCGCCCTGAAGCTGACAGCAGATATCCTAAACCGGTTCGGACATGCGGTGGTGCAAGACTCCATCCAAGTGCGGCACATGGTGACCAACAAGCTGATCGACGAGACGGAGAACCCGGACCCGCGCATCCGCCTGCGGGCGCTGGAGCTCTTGGGTAAGATCACCGACGTAGGGTTGTTCACGGAGCGCAGCGAGGTGACGGTCACGCACCAGACTACGGACGACATCCGCGAGAAGCTGCGGGCGAAACTGAACGCCCTGAAAGATATCACCCCTGCGGGCCCCGAGCCCGACATCGACGACGCGGACATCATAGATGCTTGACAGCACCCCGTCGTTTACGCAGGCCGACATAGACCTGCTGCTGGTCAACATAGACCATCTGGATGCGGATGAGCTGGCCGAGCTGGAGGGGATCGTGAGCGATCTGGCGGAGCGCCAGCGCCTACATACACTCCGCACTGACTTGCTCGCGTTCTGCCAGCACATGCAGTCGGACTACAAGATCGGTGCCCACCACAGAAAGTTGGCCGGGCTGCTGGAGGATATCGAAGCACGCAGAAAAGACCGTATTTGCGTATCGGTACCCCCACGCCACGGTAAGTCACAGCTGGTGTCTATATACTACGCAGCGTGGTACTTGGGGCGGAACCCGTCCCACAAGGTGATGCTCGTGTCGCACACCACAGACCTCGCGGTGGACTTCGGCCGTAAGGTCCGGAACCTGATCAACAGCGATGCGTTCAGAGAAGTGTTTCCGGACGTGAAGCTGGCGTCGGACTCCAAGTCCGCCGGGCGGTGGAACACCGACAAGGGGGGTGAGTTCTTTGCCGCGGGCGTCGGGTCGGCACTGGCGGGCCGGGGCGCCCACCTACTCCTCATCGACGACCCGCACTCCGAGCAAGACGTACTTAACGGCAACTACGGGGTGTTCACGAAGGCATATGAATGGTTCGTATACGGCGCGAGAACGCGTCTTATGCCCGGGGGGGCCGTGGCCGTAGTCCACTGCATGACTGGCGACACTGCGGTCTTGATGTCCGACGGGACCGAGCGCGCGCTGCGCGACATCCGCCCGGGGGACATGGTTGCGAGCTACGATGGGGCCCAGCTAGCGAACAAAAAAGTGCTTAACTGGGCCAATATGGGTCAAGACGACACGTTTGATGTTGTCATGGAGGACGGTAATGTTGTATCTGGGAATACGAGGCATCCGTTCCTCGTAGTTACTGGAGCTGGAGAGACATGGGTAAAACTGGGGGAGCTGAAGCCGGGGATGCGGATACGTGCGTTCGTGCCGATTGCACCGAGCAAAAATACGCACGGCTACTATGCAAATACCACTACCATCGCGCCCGAAAGGGTCTTGGGGGTGAAGCATTCCCCACCGGGTCGGGCAACTGGGGTGTACACAGAGGCAAAACCTGTGCACAGCCGGACTGCGCCGAGCGGGCCCGTGCCCGCGGGCTGTGCACCCACCACTACAACATCCAAGCCTACTCTGAGCAGAGGGCTAAAGGTACGCACTACAATAGTGACGCCACCCGAGACGCCCACATGCGGAACCGTTATGGTATCGGACTCGTCGACTACGAAGCACTTCTCGATAAGCAAGGAAACCGGTGCGCCGTTTGTGGCGTCAGCGCAGATACCGCCGAGCGACCACGGACATGGCATAGAGACCACCCGTTTGCCGTTGACCACTGCCACGATACCGGACGGGTTCGCGGACTGCTCTGCAATGGATGCAACTTGCTCCTGCGCAACAACCGGGATGCAGACACCTATCGCCGAGCGGCAGACTACCTTGAGAGTGGTGGCCGAGATACGTCGTAGGGGTCGTGAGGATGTTTTCGACATCGAGGTCGAGGATACTCATAACTTCGTAGCGAACGGCAATGTCGTATCCAACACCAGATGGCACCAGTCGGACATGATTGGGCGCCTAATCGCGGACATGACCGCTAACGAGGGCGCAGATCAGTACGAGGTCTTTGAGTTTCCCGCAATCATGTCGGTCCCGGTCACCGATGACGACGGCCACGAGACCATAGTAGAGAAGGCGCTATGGCCTGAGTTCTTCGACCTACCGGCGCTACGGCGCACAAAGGCATC